GTAAAGTTGGCGAACCAAGACAAAATTAACTTATGAGTGTACGCATACAATTAGAGACGGGCTACCTTGACGTAAAGGAGGGTACTGCCTTCCCTTTGAACTTTGGTGTTGCGGATATTCGGGACGTGAGTAAAAAGTCGGGAGCGTTCTCAAAGACGATTACGTTAACGGGAACGGCTAACAACAACAACCTACTCAACCACTACTACGATATAAACGTACAGGCGGGAACGTTCAACATAAACACCCTTACTCGATGTAGCGTAATTCAAAACGGACTACCTGTACTTGAAGCGGGTTACCTTCAACTAATAGCTGTTAACAAAATACAAACGACTGCGGACTACGAGAACGAAGTTGAATATGAGGTTTTAGTAAAAGACGAAAGTAGCGACTTCTTCACTAAACTCGGCAATAAGGAATTAACGGACTTAGACTTTAGCGACTTGAACCACGAGTACCGGGCAGACAACGTAGTTAACTCATTTGCGAACACCCAAGGGGATGGGTACAAATACCTCCTACCCTTTAAGGACTCGAATAGTTATTTACTGCAAGAGATGAAACCTGCCATTTACGCAAAGACTTACTTTGATCGTATCTTTAGCAACGCAGGGTTTTCGTACACTTGGAATAGTTTAGCGGCTGCACACTTCGACAAACTCATAATACCTTTCAATGGTGAAAAGTCAGTTGTTGACTACAACGACTATTTAGTAGAAGCCAATAACACGGCTATTATTTCGGGCGGCACAATGGTTTACGGAGTTACGATAGAAACAGACCCATTAACGGGGTGGACTGAGACGCAAGACAACTTCGGTTTATTCAATCCAACTACGGGAGTTTATGACATTCCTTTGAACTTACAAGGTGGTGAAAACATATCGTTTCAATTTACGTACACCGCAGACATTAACCTAACAAACCCTTCGGCAACGTCCGCAACGTTTCAATGGGATGGTGAGATAAAGCCATTATTTAGGTTAAATAAAAATGGTGGGTTTTATGCGTTTAGTAATTCATCTCAGGGAGTTACTTTAAATTCGGGCTTAACAATACCTTCGGGCACGTCAACTATTGGAACGATTACGGAAACAATTACAGTGCTTTGTGGTGGTGTAATTACGACCGATATAATTGAATTTTTGGCAGGGTTAAGTATTGACTTATTTGGTACTGGAGACATTTGGCTTTCGGGTGGTTTGCCTGTAAACGTGACAAGTGAAATCGACTACACTTCTATTGATGTTCGTATTTTACCTTCGTCAAACATTCTCGGCTACGCTGCGCAGATTGATATGAACAACGTAGTGCCTAACAAGGTAAAGCAAGCGGACTTCATTAAGTCATTGTTCACGATGTACAACCTTTACACCGAGCAAGACAACGACGTTCCTAACAACTTGGTGTTAATGCATCGAGATGACTATTACGACAGCGGAGCTGAAATAGATTGGACGTATAAACTCGCAAAGGACAAAGACCAAGCCCTTCAATTCTTACCCGAGTTGAGCGCAAAGAAATTAATACTCACTTACAAGAACGACAGCGACGACCCTAACAAAATATACTTTGAGGCCACGAAAGAGATCTACGGCCAATTAGAATTTATCTTCGACAACGAGTATGTAAAGGGAATAGACACCAAAGAAATAACCTTTAGCCCGACACCGATTGGACTAAGCACATTCAACGCTTACTTACCTTTGCTTTCAGGCGAACCCAAAGTGAACATTCGTATCTTACAAGACGGAGGGGAGGGAACGTGTGACGCTTACAACCTTTACAACTACGGAACTACGGGAGAAACCAACGTAACAACCTACCCAATTTTACACCATTGGGACGACCCGATAAACCCGAGCTTTGATATTCTATTTGCGCAGCCCGACTATATGTTTTACAACGGGTACAACGTCACGAATAACAACCTTTACAATTTGTACTGGCGAAGAACCGTTAACCAAATAAACGTCGGTAAAATGTTGACGGCATACTTTGACCTACGAGAAGACGATATACAAAGTCTTAAACTAAATTCAAAGGTACGTATAGATAATTCTTGGTGGACGATTAACAAAGTAATTGACTACGACTGCAACGCTCAAAACTTGACTAAGGTGGAGTTGATGAGTGCGGACACTGAAATTGATTTAGCACCATTTAAAAAGGGTTCAGTTACCCCGACCACGATAGGCGACTTAGCAAGTCACACGGGCAGCATACACTTCAACAACTCGTTTGTGGGGAACGTAGTACCGGGTACGTCAGTCAGTGCCATCTACGGACAGGGCAACGTGATCCAACCGGGTGTTAATGGAATAATCGTAGGCGACAATAAGATACTCGACCAAACGGGAATAAGCACCGAGCGGATAACTGCGGACGTTGCGAACATTAAATCTTTGAGTTTGTCGGGTGGTCTTAAATACCCTATAAAAAAATCAAACGTAGATTACTATGTTACAATAAACGACTGCATAATTTTGTCAGCGGGTATTAATATATATTTGCCACCTTCAAATGTTAACCAACAAGGTCAAGTATTCATTTTTAAAAATGAAAGTGGAACGAGTACAATTTATCCTTTTGGTTCTAATGTGATTGATTTAAGCATTACTTCAATTACCTTATCACCATCGGATAGCGTTACGTTAGTAGATAACGGAGGAAATGGTTGGTTCATTATTTAACCAAAAGACGAAACGATTACTTAACTAAGTTATGGAAGGCTCATTCAAGATAAAGTACAAGACCCGTTTTAAGCTACAAAAGGCTATTCAACAAACCATTACTCAAATTGGGTTTAACGAGTCGGGTGAAGGTACGGGAACGATGCACGACTCAATCCGTATATCAGCTGCAACGGGTGACCTTAACCAACTTTACGTTACGGTCAACGCAATCTTTTACTATATGTTTTTGGATAAAGGTGCGAAGCTTACCAACGGGGGAGAGATTAGACCTTACTTCATAACACAAAAAGCCATAGATAGCCCTTTAGGTCAACAATTTATATCCGATGCAATAGGCGAATACCTTGTATGGATGCAGGCGAACTACCCTATCTTAGACGTGGCTACAATTAACGTCACTCCCGACAATATCAAGTTAAACATTACGTACAATTTGTTTGGTTCGGATGGTAAAAAGAATTGGGATGGCAAATACGAGTACGATAAAAATTGGTGGAACTGGTAATTAGCCCTTGTTGAGTTGTAACTCTTCGACCATTGACAGCATATTAAACACGAACACCAACGGCAAGTCCGTAACTGCGTCTATTTTTGTGAGGTCTTGGTTCGCTAAGTCGTAGAGTAGTTTTTCCCACGACCATTTTGTAAATACCTTTTCTTCGGCTTCGGCTTTCAGGTCTTCCGCGTCAAGTTCGACACCTTCGTCTTCCTCAATAACGGGGTTAAACAGGTTTTCGTAGCGTTGCTTAAAGTCGTTTGAATAGTTAATGTAATTGTTTACCGCACCAAAGACTTCGTTTATACTTACGTCTTGAAACGTATCTTTACGGCTCATTATACTATATGAATAGGGCTCAAAAATTAGGTTATTCCACTCGTCAGTCTTCCACCTTTTGTATAATATACTAAGCAAAATATCGAAATTTTGTACACTTTGACTAACATAATGTTCAAGGTCTATGAACTCCCCCAACGTAAGCGCGTCCATTGGCTTTAATCTAAAACCTTTAACCAATTCATTTGGCTTATTGGACGGCTCACGCTTAATAAAACTTACTTGACTTGCAAGGTCTATTAATTCTTCGGGTGAAAGTTCCTCTAACTCTTCGGGGTCTGTATCGGAGAGTATAGAGATGGCTTCCAGTGTGTGCAAAAAGACGGAGTTGTATTCTTCGGGGTCAATGGAGTTTAGTTCTACCCACTGACTAACCGTTATCTCGTTCCAACTCTTCGGTAGTTTCATCTATTTTCTTTTCGGTTATTTTGGTAATCTTTTGCAGGATATCTAAAATGTACGGGAATGCAATTTCTGCATTTTGCTTTTTGAATAGGTTAACCTTAAACTTAAGATGTGCAGGAGCGTAGTGTTCGGTTCTCGTTAGGTCCGTACGTTTGAAAAGTATGGCTAATGTCTGCGCACAAAAGTTGTCGTCTTGTCCTCGGTAGATTTTCTCAATCATTCCTAAGTCCTTAACACCGATATTTTCGTTTGCTTCGTAGGTATATTTGTCAATGACAATTTGAGTCACCTTTTCAGTGCTTGGTATTTCGGACTTGTTGAAGTCTTTGATGTAGTTGGCGAACTCGTCAAGTTCCATTGCGTCAAATGCTTTTTCTTCTACACCTAAGTAGATAAACTTTTCAATCCATTTCTCGATGGTATCTAACTCTTGGTTATTCTCAATTTTGTTTAGGTGGTCAAACTGCTCAACGCTCAGCTCGTTCATTTGGTTGGGAATTTCAGCCCCGTAGATTTGTATCATTGCTTAGATTTTAACCAAAGGTATAAAAATAATGTTGAAAAATTAACCAAAAGTATTTTAGTGTACTTATTAAGTCAATGGAAGGACTACCGACTTACAAAATTACCATAGACGAAGAGTACAACGATGGCGAACAACCTTTGGGAGTTGATGCCATAGCGTTCACGTCAAACCCCGCAGTTCTTGTTAAGGGTGTAGCGTTTAAGTCACACGCTAAAAGTCACTTCGCAGACGAAAAGAAGTATCGTATTACTGCACCTGCAATGATACCGATGGACATTTATCGGAACGACGACGATATGGGCGAGTACTATGTACAATTCTCAGAACTTGAGATTGATACAATCTTTAAGGAATTTATGCTCAACTTAAACAACCGCAATTTGTTTAACCTTGAACACGAAGGCGACAAAATTGTCCCTGCGTATATTCTTGAAGCGTGGTTGGTGGACAACCCCGAAGCGGACAAGGCAATGAGTACGTTTGGTATTTCAGTGCCTAAAGGTACGTTAATGATGACCGCACAAATAACCGACACCGAGTACTATAACAAGTTAGTCGAAGCGGGTCAAGTCGGCTTTTCCATTGAGGGCTTTTTAGGTCTCAAACTAAGTAATCAAAAACAAACATATATGTTACCAGACGGAAAACACACGCTCGAAGATGGTACGGTAATCGTTGTAAAAGACGGAGTTGTCGTAGAAGTTCAAGAGCCACAAGCCGAGGAAGTAGCAATGGAAGTTGAAGCGTCTACGGAAGTGGAAATGGCTACACCAGTTGAAACTGAAACACCTGAAGAGGTTGTTGAAGTGGAAGTTGAAGCGGCTATTGACCCTGCGGCAGATGCAGAAGCTATCCTTGCAATCGTTAACCCTGTTTTAGAGCAGCGTGTTAGCGAAATCTTGCAAGTCATTGCAGACCTTAAAAACGAATTAACTGAAACGGAGGAAGTTGCACCCGTTGAGGAAATTAAAATGTCAGCAACACAAAAATTTAACAAAGTAATTGACTTCTTAAAAAAATAAAGATGGCTAAAAAACTAAAATTTGACTTGACGGTTGACAACAGTGCGTTGCTTCAAGCAAACCCGTCCGAGTACTATTCAATCCTTTACGGAATGGAGAACGCAGTAACAAACTACCGAGTTCTACCGGGTATTAAAAACAAAACGAAAATTGCTACGGTTTTATTTTCCGAAGTATTGGCAGAAAGTGGCTGTAACTTTTCCGCTCAAGACGCAGACCTTAGCGCAGTAGACATTGATGTTTGTGCGTTGACTTCTCAAGCGTCTGTTTGTCAGTTTGACTTGGAGCAATCTTTCCTTGCTTTGGAAATGGCTAAAGGTTCAAACTCGGACTTTTCAGTTGCTTCGTTTATGAATTTCTTTTATTCACAAATGGCGAAGAAAGGTCACCAAGAACTTGCACAATTGATGTGGAAAGGTGACACTGGAAGTGCTACTCCTGCGTTGACTTTGTGTGATGGTTGGTTGTTGCGTTTGTGTACTGCTGCTGACTATATCAATGGTGGTGCGGGTGCTCTTACTTCATCTAACGTACTTGCTGCAATGGCTGCTGTATTGACTGCTGCAACTCCTGAAATGTTGGTTAACCCTGCAATGATGCAATTCAAAGTTTCTGCAAACGTTGCGGCTGCTTATCGTATTGCTACGGCTGCAACTAACACAGCAACAAACGTAACAACAGGTTTGTCTTTGACTTACTTGGATATTCCAGTTGTTGTTGAGTATGGTCTTCCTGCTAACCAAATCATCTTGTCTGATTACACAAACTTCATCTACGCTTTAGATGCTGAAGGTGACCAAGACAACCTACAAATCGTTGACTTTAGCAAGACAACACTTGACCGTCGTATCGGTGCAAGAGCTGACTTCAAAGCAGGTTTCTATGTAGTGAACACGACACAAGTTGTTTGGTACGGAGGTTCAACTTATTGTTAATACTAAATTGGGGGTTTAACCGCCCCCTTTTTTTAACCTTTAAAAACTAAAAAAATGGCTTGTACAACAATAGAAACAATTTTAAAGGGCTGTGATAACAATATCGGAGGGATAACTTCAATTTATATAAACGATATGGACAACATTACGGGTCCAATCGTTGAAGCTAACTGGATTATTTCTGACTTTGGTACACTTGCAGACCCTTTCATTCCTTTTGAGTTCAGACGTAACACGGGAATGTTTACGGAAGAGGCGGCAATTGACCTTGTAAATGGTTCGTCTTTCATTACACAAACAATTACTTTGATTTTTCACCGCAGAGAAGCGGCTAAATCTAAAGCAATTAAAATCCTTGGTGAAGGTCAAAGAGACTTGGCACTTGTAGTTGGTGACGCAAACGGAAAGTACTGGTATTTTCCAAACGCTCAACTTACTGCGGTTGCTGAAGGTTCTGGAACGGCTAAAGCAGACGGTTCAAAGTATTCAATTACGTTCGTAGCTGAAAACGAAAACCTTGCATTTGAAGTTGCAGCAGCTGAAATTCCAAATATCATTTAATAGGATTATCACAACACTAAATACTAAGGGGGGTTCACACTCCCCTTTTTTATTTAACCAACTTTTCGAGTGGTTA